AAGCTCTCTATTATCTTTCTCTCTTCCTTGTCGCCCTTGTCGCCGACAGCGTGGTATTCCCACCCCTTAGCAACGGCTTGTGAAGCTATACGAGTGATTACGGTGCGCAGATGAGAATACCTGTCAGCCAACTGTTCCAGATAACTCTGGTCCACTGGAGGAAGTATCGAGTCCTTGAACGAACCCATACTGCCCATTGCAGAATAAACCGGAGTCCTTGCCTCCTTCAATATCTGGTTGCTGTCCCTTGATATTATCTCCTCCAGCGCAGATACCTTGCGGATTGGCTTGCGACGGAATCTATCGTACCATGCCATGTATTGCCTCCAGTGTCTTAATTATCTTATTAAGCCTTTCTCTTTTCTGAATCACGTCCAGACTCTTCTTCAATCTCCGGCTCCATCCCTGTCCGGGGTTGCCGCCCATCATCTTCCACATGATGAATCCTTTACTGGGTTGTTTGCGGTTATCAAAGTTTTCTCCCTTGGGGTCCACATCCTCATGCCTTCTGTAATAAGTGTCCACCTTCACCGCGGTCTGGTACCCTACATCCTTCTGCGTCCGTAACTTGTAATTTATGGCCTTGGTCACTTTCCCGCCACCATAACCATGTAACGTCCTCAAAGTCCTTCCCTGTCGGGCCTCCTCCTTGACACCACTGGGTATCTTGTAACGGTCCTTCTTATCGGCCATGATACTCCCTCACGTATCTCCTGAGTACAGGTTCTATCAGGATACCAGTCGGTACATTCTCGGCTTTAGCAATCTCCTTCAGACTTGTCTTGGTCTCCGTGCTGATTCCGTAAATCTCCAACCGTATTCGTTTCTTCATGGCTTGGTTGGACTGGATGTATATAGCAGATATATATAACTCTTTCTACATATAATCCCAGTTCGCGTAGGCCAGACCCTTCCGGTTCATTCCCTTGATTGCCAACTCGCACATCCACAACGCCATCACCGCATCTGGGGTGTGGCCCTCCAACCTTCCATTCTTTCCGTAAACCAGCCTCGCCAGTCCCTCCGTCAGCTTTCTCGGTCCCGGTCTGCTGGCCTCCCTGATTTCCTTCTTCCAAGGGATTGAATACCTCTCCTTTTCAAACTCCAAGGCCAAGCCCGGTATCCCAACGTCGTGACTATGCTTTTCTCGTCCCGTGTTATGCCCTTCGACAGGAAGCCCCGCCAAGTCGCCCGCACTGTGGACCACAAGCCTCTGATACCCATTCGACTCTATCATTATCGTATCTGGATTAAACCTTTTCGCCAATTCCCTTATCTTCAACACCTGAGTCTCTAACCAACCACTCCCCTGTGCCATTACCTTGCCTGTCCAACTATACAAGAGTCTACGATGCTCGTTCTTCTTATTATGAGCCACAATGCAGTAGCTTGTCTCGTCATTCTGAGTGTTCATCCCCACCGCGAGGTCTACGCCCATTATGACGCTTATATCGTCATCGTATTCTGGCAACCCCATATCCAGATTAATGTCCAGACATCTCTGCAATACCTCATACGGAATAACCGCACTTTCAGGGTCCAAGGGATTCAGCATATACTCACTCTCGAATGCTCTACTTCCCATCGTCTCCCTCTCCTTCTCCAGCCGGTCCTTATCCCAATACTCCGGCCACCTTGGGGTTCCATCCTCCAATAAAGCAGGATGTCGAATCACATTCCACTCGCCACTCTCGCTCACCCAATCTGTTATGTCACCGACTCTCTTCTGGGTCCCTACCAGAATCATCTGCGACTTGGGAAGACGCATCGGAAGGACAACCCTCTGAACGTAATGAATTACCTTATCATCCGTCAGATTTGGAAACTCCTGCAAAACATCATCCAGTATTATCATGTGTACGTGCGGACCTTCAAGGGCTTTCCCAATACTGGCGGCGTGGACTCTACTTCCGTTGTTGAAATATTTTGCTCCCTTGCGTATTGTCACCCGTTTGTCTTCCACCTTCTGAAGATAGTTGCTCAGACGCCAACTTCGCTTACAAAGCTCCTCAAATTGCTCCAGTTTGTCCCAAGCCTGCTCCAACGTCGCCGAAATATACAACGCACGGAAATTCCGCTGCCTGTGCATGTGGTAGGCCAGCACACATAGCCCCCATGTCGTCTTCAGGTGGCCCCTTGCGCAGATTATGGCCGTGTAATCGCCCTTCTTGAAGTTTTCTTCCCATTCCGCGTGCATCTGGCCTAACTTGACGTAATCCCCCGGCTCCAGCACCATGTAGTCCTGCATCACCTCATCCACGAACTCGCCCAATGTCAAGGGCTGCTCGTTCATTATCTCCAAGGCCCCCGCTATCGCCTTCGTGATGTACTTACTGTCATTCATACTTATGCTTCGCTACACGGACCAACACTTCTTTAATGTATTTGTCATACAAATGCAACTTCTCGTGAATCTCTTGCAGGTCCTCCGTCTCGTCAAGCACCTCGCCGTCCTTTATGATTCTAATGATGTCAACCACCCCCTTCCATCGTAAGTAAATCTCATAAAATGCTGCTTGTATTCAAATCTGGGTATCAAATAACACCGCGTTACCTTATCCTCGCTATCGTAATACCTCTCACCACCATCCACCGCCTTGAAATTGCGCTCATTCAGCAACTCCTTTAGCTTATCGACCCTGATTATCCATAACTGCTCGTCACTTATGTTGGGAAAGTAATACGCAAAGAACTTGGCCTTGGTTTTTCGGATTCCGCTCTTCTTGCCCCTGCACTTGTACTCGATTGCCATGTTACCTGAGCCTCCTTGGTGCATCTCCTGCTCCCAGTAATCGGTCTTGACCTCGAAGGTCATCGGCTCCTCGTTGTTGTTCTGGAACAATATATCGTAGGCACTGTCATCATTGTACTTGATGAACTGCTTGTACCAGTTCCGCTCCACGAAATGACGAACTACCTGCTCTCCTTTATGCCCATCCTCCAAATCCAAGTCAAAATCGTCGTTCATTGCATCTCCTTGGCGTCAAACTCCTTGTTGGCATCAATAAAGCGTACCTCAAGCGGATAATTCCTCGATTTCTCTACCAGACTGGCCGCAGGCTCCGTATTATGGACCTCGTAGACCACACCAGTGTCCGCATCTATGATGTCGGCCCTCAAACCGCTCGAATCGAATATAGCCTCCGTATAGAACTCATGTCCCCATTTTTTCAACTGTTTACAAATCTGAAACTTCATATCAATGTGCGCGTCTGTCTCACCAGCACCCCAACGGAATGCGTTACGGTTGCGATTGGAAATCCTAAGTAACCTACTTACCTTGTTCCTCTGCTCCTGCTTCCTCATACATCCTCCTCATTCTACTGCTACAAGCCAAACATGTAACCTCAACATCTACATCCGATGCCCTAATATCCATACTCCCTTCCGTGTTCGATACATAAAGACCACACGATGTCCAATTATCGTGCTTCCAATGAAACTTGTGCATCTTCTTACCCACGATTACCTACCATGTCGCCCAACAACGGCGTGTGAATGTCATCCTTGTAACAAGCTGGACAGTCTACCATCGGCCTGCCCTCCTTCTTGTCGCTGAATATGAACTCCGACTCACCTATATCCTTGTGTTCCTCCTCCCAACGCAACCCACACACGAAACAATCAAACCTCCACTTCATTTAGCACACCACATACAGAATCCAACCGTCTTACAATAGTGGTATCCCTGCTGACCATGAAGTACCTCTCGGTCACAACGAATACAAACCACCAGACCATGTTCACCCATTCTTCCCCCGCAAACTCATCCATGCTACAACCCCCAACGCAATTATAATGATTCCTATCGCGATAAGAACAGAGTAAACAAAATCAGTCACTGTCAATCCTACCTTCCATCCAACCCAATACATCCGAACAGGCATCGAAAATCCCCTGCATATACACCCGGAAGTTCTCCTCATCACACCTTCCACACTGGTTGAACATCCAATGCTCCTTGCGAAATTCCTTGGTGTTCTTCATCTTCTGCAAACAATAAGCCCGTATATCCATATACTTCACTACTCGCTTTATGTCATCATCCGTAAATTCGTGGTTCCGCTTTCCCGGTATGAAATCATCACTCAACCCATTGCGCTTCTTTACCTCATCCATCCAAGTCACCCCGCAACAAGGCCACATACTTGCGCAAAAAATGCTGCTTCTTGGCCCGCGTTATGTCGGTCTCCTCCAACGCCTTCTGAATACTGCGATTAATATGATTCACCAACTCGTCCTTCTCTCCCTGCAAATCACTCATGCTGTTCAACATGTCCGTCAACTTCGCAAACTCGTGGCCCCTTATTTCGGCACCACCCTTTCGTAACCTACCCAGAAACTCCTGCCTTACTTCCTCAACCTCTGCCATACGTGCGCCCATATCCCTAACCACTGTCTTCTTGACCTCCTCTGCCAAGTCCAACTCCACCTGCTTCAACTGCTCAGGCCACCCCATCTTCTCACTCCACTTCTGAATAGTACGCATACTAATCCCCCAATCATAACGCTCATTCAATTTTTCACTTATCTCACGATGACTCATTCCATTAATATACAACCCAAATGCCTCCTGCTTGTCACTAATACTGTATTTCGCTGGTCGCCCTACGCTCATGCCCTCTCCTTACGTCCATACATATTGCGGCTATCCACAATTCGTGACTCTGTACGCTCCTCATCAAGCACCTCCTCTACCTCAATAGCTGCTGCCTCCATGGCCTCGTCCTTCACTACATCATCAAATACATTCTTGTAAACCTTCTCCTCTGGCTCCTTAGCCTCCTCAACCATCTCGTCTATCTGCTTCTCAAAATGCTCGTTCTCTTCAGGCAGGCTAAAGTCAGGTTGGGGTTCCCTGTCCATCAAACCACTCCCGTTGCCCTTATCAAGCAAATCACGGTGCCTCTCCACATGCATATACAATGCATCCCATATCTCATCTGCCATGCTACTCTCCTCTATCTCACATATCTGCCACATCTCAGACAGTATCTTACCTCGCAATCGGTCACGACCTACACTCAACAAATATCTCTTAGGTCGCTCCATACTATTTCTCCAAACCATATATACGCAATACGGTGGGGTATATATACTTATGGTGCCAATTTATAAAAAATTTGTAGACAAGTAACCTACATAAAAAAACCCATACCCCCTTTACGTCTTATAGGGGGTGTAACCTTTTAGGGGGAAAACCCAATAGGGTTTTAGGGGGAACTTTTCTATATTTTTGCGTCCTCTGGGGCGTCGTAGCAGGCCGCGCACAGTTTTTGTGCGTAGCATTTAGAGCCAACCCAAAGGCGGTGCTTGCCCCCGCAACCCTTGCAGATTATCTGCTTGTTTACTGGTGACCCGGAGGGGTGCCATTCTTTCACAATCACCCCCTCATCTATTTTGTTTAGATGCTCATTATAGGCTTTCACATTCTCCAATGTTAGCTCAATCTGCCACCCACAATCACCACAGTGTAAACCTGCTTCGCCATCCTGATAAAATGTATCCTCACAGTTTGGGCATTGTATCATTATCCACCTCCAAGTCAGTCTCTACAATGTCAATAACTGAAGATATACAGGTATCG